ATGAGAGAGAGATGGAGCTAAACTAGGTTAGTTTAACTGATCTGGTCTAACATCTCGGTCAGAGTGGACTTTCTGCCTGCCGTACCCGTAAGGGAACAGCGGACTAGTCCGGTTTGACATTATCTTCAGTTATCGGTTTGCAAGACGATGTAGTTACTGTTAACCCCTAAGACGGGGGAGTAACATAAGGTCATGCAGGGAAACCTGCCTAGTGAAAGCTAGCTTATGCTATGATTGCCTTCAGTAAGAGTAGGTTCACCGACGTACCTGCCGTTAAAGGAAATAAGTATTCAATGAAAAAACATAAAAATTATTATGAATTCTCAGTGAAAAACTCATTTAAGACTAATGTCCTAACTGAGGCTAGGGTATCACTTAACAGCATTGAGCTGTTGGCACTTTTTCGGAGATTAGGGTGGCGAATTCTCGCTGCCTGTACCTCCAAAAAGGTGAAGTTTTCCTCTAGACTTAAACAATTAAATAATTTTGGTTGGCACTTGATCAAGATGACTCGTCATCATGGTCCAGTGTTCACCGTGAACTACTTAAAAGCTGCTCAGTTAGCTGTGCAGAAAAGGATTGGAAGAAATGGGGTTAAATCTCTTAATGAGATTAATCCCGATTTCCCGTTTCCTAGATTAAGTTCCTCTGGTCTTCCTCAGGTTATACCTTTGGGAGACCGAAGGGCTATCTTATCTGGTAATGAGTTCATCATTCGATGGTGACTCACACTATTTTCTGTTTACAGAGTAATAGTGATACCCGGTAAGTTAAAATTATCTACGATAACGGACCCTTATTCAGGTGAAGAAGACTTCTTAAGAATAGCTTCAACGAGATTGTCAGTTTTAACTGCCAACCTCAAGAAGATGTTCCCACGAAATCTATCACCCGGTAAAGGATTCCAATTCCTTGAAACTGCTTCTCCTGTTCACTCTGTGTCTTGACATGGGTGGTTTTCTCTTCCTCGTTTGCTAGACGAGAAGGGGATGACACCACATATTAAGACACTTTGTGGAGAGAGAGGTCGAGACTTATTTGATCAATACCTTTTTTGGATTGATATAACTAAGCGTTTCATTGGAGGTCCTGCGACAACTATTTTGAAGTCAAAGGATAATTTCCAAGGGAACATCGGCCAGCTCTCTACAAAAGAGGAGGCGGCAGGAAAGATCAGGGTTTTCGCGTTAGTAGATCCTTGGACACAAAATGTCCTAAGACCTCTGCACGATTACCTCTTTTCTTTCCTTAAATCACTACCAAATGACGGTACTTTTGACCAACATGCATCGGTTTTACGGTGCATGGACAAGGTTAAAATTACCGGTAAATCATTTGGTTATGATTTGTCTGCTGCCACGGACAGACTACCGATTCAGCTACAAGTATCCGTATTATCTTCCCTGTTTGGGGCAGATTATGCGAATGCTTGAAAGTCGATATTGGTAGAACGAGAATACACGTTAAGGAAACCAGCTGAGCTCAAAGAGGTCGAGCCCCTAGGAACTGATTTTATTAACTTAAAATATAAAGTTGGTCAACCGATGGGTGCCTTATCCTCTTGAGCAATGCTGGCCGTTACACATCACATGCTAGTTCAATACGCGTATTGAAACTCTCTAGGATGGTCTGGTACTAACATTGACGGAAGATTAATGCTTCCCGAAGGTGGTGCTAAACTAATACCGGAGAAATGATATACAAATTATGAATTATTAGGTGATGACATAGTAATCTTTGATGAAGCCGTCGCTCAAGAGTACCTTGGTATAATGGGGAAATTGGGAGTCGGTATTAATCTCGCGAAATCTGTAGTTAGTTTCAACAAAACTACAGAGTTTGCAAAGGTTACTACCCATAACGGACTAAACGTGTCAGCCATATCTTGGAAGATGTTCATAAGTCAGAACACCATGATGGGCAGAGTGAACATTGCTTTTTCTCTTTTAGGGAAAGGCATTATTCATTCTGGCTACATGCGTTGATTTAGACATCTTGTTAAACAAGGTAAGTTCCGCCAAGGAGCATATAATTACTCCTTAGTGGCACTTTTAACCATGTTTGCTAACCAAGGTATCGTGAAAATGGAGGACTTGTTAAAATCATTATATGATGAAAACCGTCCTTTCAGAAAGTTCTATAAACATTGGTTGCTGTCTCTGAAACCAGCAATGGTCGAAGATATAATATCAAAGTTAATTAAGTCACAAACTGTTACCTATCCGAAAGGAGAAGTGCGGGAGGCGATTTGAAATATAGAGCAAGTATGAGTGCGTCTGTCCTTGTGGAGACCTTTAGAGCTTTTTGTATCTAAAGTTCGAAATTCGGATCATGCACACGTTTTAGCGAAAGAAATAATTGAGTTGCTTCTACCCGGTTTGTTGAAAGAGGAACATTTCAGTCTGATGCCGTTGGGGCACTGGACTAAGATAGACTTCGATCTTCAAACTGTTTATATGGTTGTCTACATGACTCTGAACGAGAAATTTAGACACCTATATAAGGGTTTTGAGACTTGGGACAGGAAATCTATGGACGATCTTCCTCAGTTAGTTCTTAGAACTGCTGATAAAGATCGGTACGAAGAATTCCAGGACCTCGTCAAAAGATCGTTAGAAGTTAAAGCTGTGAGAAAGGATCGTCTTAAAGATTCTCCTCTTAAGGTCCTCCAATTCTTATTGAAAACAAGAGTTAGAAGGCCTGGGTGGACATTCCGTTTTGATGATCCTCGATCTAAGTAATAATGATGTATGGATGACTATCCCCTCTTGATGTTATAAGCAAGAGTAGGAGAGCGCTTCAAAGAGTAACTGACAATAAAATGTTGGTTTGCGAGAGTGAAGTGTCACGTAATATCAGGACTATTTAACTGAATAAGTTGAATGGAAAAATCGATACCCTTGTCTAATACAAGGCATTGGCCTATAGAAATGAGATTTTCAGGGGTCATAATCCGGTTGTAAAACCTAATCTCGAAAGAGACGATTATGATTCTGATGGTTTCTCCTGCCCGTAGGCAAGAAGGTTTGAGAGGATTTATCCTCCGGTTACCTAAGAATCCCA